TAGCTTGAGTTTACCCTACTTGGCATTACCTACAACAGCAGGTAATAATGAGCTAAGTATTGTAATGACTTAATTTATGGCATTAGTTTTCAAAAAAGTTACTGAATATGATTGGGAGGTAACTGTTCAATCGCCAGAAAAAGGCAAATTTAAAAAAGAAACTTTTACGGCTAAATTTAAAAATGTTGGTCGTAAAGTTTTTGCTGAATTAATAGAAGCTGGTGATGACAATTTTGTCAGAACTGTTCTTGTTGGTTGGTCTGGTATTAAAGATGCTGATGGCAATGATATTGAATTTAATGATGATAACTTTGAAGCTATATTAGATAATCAATTTATAGTTTTAGGTATTATCAAAGCATATGGTGAAAGTATGCAAGGAGTTACTGAAAAAAACTAAAAGAGGCTGCGAGGTATTGGGTACAAGGTGATGTTATAGATGAAACTGTAGAAGCATTAAGAGCATTTGGAGCTACAGAAGAACAAATCGCAGCCGAAAGTAAAAACAAAAGAACATCTGATTGTATTGTTTGGGAAGAAAATAGAGAAATAGTTAATATGTTTTGGAAGCTGTCTACACAGTGGTATGTCAGTATGGCTGGATTAACTGGCATAAACTATAAATCTTTGGAATACTTGTGTAAAATATATACAGTTAAAGATTCTGTTGCTATGTTTGAAGGAATACAAGTAATGGAATACGAGGCATTAAAAGTAATGCAAAAGGATAATAAGTAATGGCTAATAAAGAAACAAAATTAAAGTTTTTACTAGAGTTACAAGGTGTAGACAAGCTGCGTGGTCTTACAAATAATTTAATAAAACTAAATAATACTACAACTCTAGTTGGTAAAAGTAGTAGAAGACTAACAGGTCATTTAGCTAATCAGAAAAAACAAGCTACACAAACTATTGCTGGAACTAGAAATCTTGCTAATTCTTATAGGCAATTAGCTAGATCAGTACAAATAGGAAGTAAAGAATTTAGGATTGCGACAAGAAATGCAGAGAGATTAGAAGCACGTCTAAGAAAATTAAACGCTACTACAAAAAAAGGTGGTCTTGGGGGTGTAGCAAAAACAGCAGGTGCAATTGCAGGTGCTGGTATTTTTGGTGGAGCAGAAGGTGCAATTGGTGCAGGTATAGGAGGAATTATTGGAGGCGCACCTGGAGCATTAGTTGGTGGTGCTATTGGAGCGCAAGCTGGCATGGTAAGGAGAAGTTTAGGTGAGCTTGCTAGTTTTAGCGCACAATTAGAATTGCAAAGAAAAGCACTAGCTCTAGTAATAAATGACACTAATAAATTTAATCAAGCACAAAGATTTTTAGCAAAAACAAGTAAAGAATTAGCAATACCACAAGAAATTATAACTAGACAATTTACTTCATTAACAGCCTCAGTTACAGGTGCAGGTTTGTCTGTAAATGATGCAGAAACCGCATTTAAAGCTATAGCTGCTGGTATTAGAGGTACTGGTGGATCGCTAGAAGACATGAAATCTGCGATGCGAGCAACGTCACAGGTTTTCTCAAAAGGTAAGGTATCGGCAGAAGAACTCAGACAACAACTTGGTGAACGCTTGCCTGGAGCTTTTACTTTGTTTGCAGAGTCAATGAACAAGACACCTGCTGAATTAGACAAGGCCTTAGAGCAAGGTAAAGTAACTCTCGATGACTTTATGAATTTTGCAAATCATTTGTTTGCAAAGTATGGTGATAATGCAAAAATTCTTGCAGATAGTCCAGCAGCAGCAGGTGATAGATTACAAACAGAATTATCAATATTAAAAGATAATGTTGGACAGTTATTAAAACCAATAGGTGCTAATTTTCAAGAGTTTGCAACAGATGTTGTAAAAGCATTAAATCCTGTAATTGAAAGATTAAACGAAATAAACAAACAATTTAATGTTTTAAATCAAAAAGGCAGATTAGAAAGTGTTCAAAAACAATTATTCGAGCAAATAAAAGAAAGCGGTGGTGATTATGGGCATTTCCAAAATATGCGTGATATGTTAAAAAAATCATCAAGACGTATAGGTAAAGAGCAAGGTCTTAGTCCTACAGAAAGAACAGAATTGCTTATAAATATGTATAAAAATTTAATTATAGAAACAACTAATTTAGATACTGCAACACAAGGTCTAGTTAAAACAAATGACGATTTGACAACCAGTGGAACACAAACAACAAATAATTTAAAACTAGGTATGCAAAGTTATTTAGAAACCATTAAGGATGTAAATAAACAAATACAAGATGCAACAGTAAATGCATTTAAAGGTATGGAAGATGCACTTGTTAATTTTGTAATGACAGGAAAAATGAATTTTGCTGATCTTACAAGATCTATACTTGCAGATATTACAAGGATAATTATTAGACAATCTATAATTACACCTTTGTTAGGAGTGTTTGGTATTACACCTAACGCAAAAGGTAATGTATATGATCAAGGTTTGAAAAAGTTTGCAAAAGGGGGCATAGTCACGCAGCCTACATTATTTGCCTATGGCTCTGGAGGTACTGGAAATTTTGGACTTATGGGAGAAGCAGGTGCGGAGGCTATACTTCCTCTGAAACGTGGTCGTTCTGGTAACTTAGGGGTTGAGGCTTCTGGTGGAGCTACTAATATAGTTGTAAATGTAGATGCTTCTGGTTCATCTGTAGAAGGTGATGAGGCTGATGGTAAGGCACTTGGTATGGCATTATCAGCAGCAATAGAATCAGAACTTATTAAACAAAAACGACCTGGAGGTTTACTTGCATAATGGCTACCTTTCCAAGCATTGAGGCATCATTTGGTTTTACAAAAAAATCACAACCTAATACAAGAATTGTAAAATATGCAGATGGTTATGAGCATAGAATATTATTTGGTTTAGCTAGTCATCAGAACCCAGAAACATATGATTTAACATGGCAAAACATAACAGAAACAGAATCAGACGTTATAGAAGCATTTTTGCGTACAGAAGCTAATAACAGTACAAGTTTTACTTATAGTCCACCATCAGAAGGTTTCACAAAAACAGGCACATACTCACAATCAGGAACAACAGTAACAATAACAATTACAGATCATGGTGTTGCTACTAATGATGTAATAACTATTGATTACACATCAGGTTCTGCTGTTGATGGTACTTTTGTTGTTGCTTCTGTAACTACTACAAGTGTATTTACTGTTGTAGCTGCTGCAAGTGCAACTAATAGCGGTAATGTTTCAATTACTTTAGCTGGTGCTAGAAAGTATGTTTGTGATCAATGGAGTAAACAAGTTAACTTTGCTAACAGGGCAACTATCAATGCAACATTTAGAGAGGTATTTGAACCATGAGTAGTGCTGCTATTGTTAGCAACTTACAAAGTATAAATCCTTCATCAATAATAGAACTGTTTAGTTTGCAGCTTGATAATAGTTTGCATGGTGCAACTACTGTATATAGGTTTCATGCAGGTAGCACTTTAAAAGATAATGGAGAAATAGTTTGGGCTGGTAATACATATCAAAGGTTTCCTATAAAAGCAGAAGGTTTTGCTTTTCAAAAAGGTCAATTACCAAGACCTACACTTACTGTAAGTAATGCACTTGGAACTATTACTGCAATATTAGCTGCTGTAAATGCTACAACTGCTGGTAATGATCTTACAGGTGCAACAGTAACAAGAATAAGAACACTTGCAAGATTTATTGATGCTGTAAATTTTCCAAGTAATGTGAATCCATACGGCACACCAGATCCTACAGCAGAGTTTCCACAAGAAATATATAAGATTGATAGAAAATCAGCAGAAAATAGAGAGTTCGTACAATTTGAACTTGCAGCAGTATTTGATCTTGCAGGTATTCGTGCGCCAAAAAGACAATGCACTAGAGCAGAGTTTCCTTCTATCGGTACTATACAAACATGAATTGGAAAGAAGCTGCACTTAATCATGCAATACAAGAAGATCCAAAAGAATGTGTTGGTCTTTTGTTAAATATTAGAGGTAAGGAAAGATACTATCCTTGTCGTAATCTCTCAATGACAGCACACCAATGTTTTATTTTAGATCCAGAAGATTATGTGAAGGCTTCTAATATAGGAGAAGTTACTGCTGTCGTTCATAGTCATCCAACAACACCAGCAGAAGCTAGTCAGGCAGATATGGTTGCGTGTGAACAAAGCAAACTGCCTTGGCACATTGTTAATCCAAAAACAAAACAGTGGGGATATTATGAGCCACAAGGTTATGAAGCACCATTACTTGGTAGGCAATGGGTATGGGGTGTTACAGATTGTTGGTCATTAGTAAGAGATTATTATAAAAAAGAAAAAGGAATAAATCTTGTTGATTATGAAAGACCTATAACACCAGAAGAATTTATGAAGAAACCATTATTTGAACAGTACGCACAACTAACAGGATTTAGAGAATTAGAGCCAAATGAAAAGTTACAAATTGGTGATGTTTTATTAATGAGCATATTAGATTCAACCTTAAATCATGTAGCTATTTTTTTAGGAGATGATGTTCTTCATCATTTAACCGATAGACTATCTTGTAGAGAACCATATTCTCAATGGTTGTTAAAATGCACAGGCAAGAGGTATCGTTATGTTGCGTAAAATAAAGCTATATGGTGAACTCGCAGAATTTGTAGGTCATAAAGAATTTGAAGTGCAAGTTGATAGTTTACAAAAAGCTGTTAGTTTTCTTGTTAATAATTTTGCAGGTATAGAAAAATATATGAACCCTAGATATTACCAGGTAAAGGTTGGTGACTATGCTGTTGATGAAACTGAAATATTACATCCTATAGGACAGGAGGATATACATTTCGTTCCTGTAATAACTGGTGCAGGTCGTGGTTTTGGAAAAATATTATTAGGTGCTGCATTAATAGGTATAGCATTCTTGATGCCAGTTGCATCTGGTGGTCTTAGTTTAGGTGCTGGAATAAAAGCTGGATCATTGGCAAAAGTAGGTTTTATGACAAAGATGGTTGCTGGTGTTGGTGCTAGTTTAGTTTTATCTGGTGTATCAGATATGTTGTTTCCATTACCTGATGTACCTGGCTATGAAGATACACAAGATCCAAGGTTATCATTTAGTTTTGGAGGGACGCAACAAACAGGGCGTAGTGGAACTCCAGTACCTTTAGTATTTGGAGAAATCTTTACTGGCTCAGTGGTAATCAGTGGTTCAATAGATACGGAGCAAGTACAAGCATGATTGAAAAGAAACATCTTATTAGGGGTGCAAAAGGTAATGATCCACCTCCATCTCCTCCGCAACCGACTAGAGAACCTGATACTCTTCACAGTAGACAGTTTGCTACTTTTCTTGACCTTGTTTCAGAAGGAGAGATAGAAGGTTTTGCAACAGCATCAAAAGAAGGTAGAACAAAAGGTACAACTGCATATAATAATGCTGCGTTGAAAGATGTTTTTCTAAACGACACACCTGTACTTAGGTCTAGTGCAGATTCTACAAATCCACAAACTGTAGATTTTAACTTTCAAGATGTAAAATTTACTCCACGTTTTGGTACTGGTAATCAGACAAAAATACCTGGAATTGAAAGTAGTGTATCTACAACTAGTGTTGGTGTAGATGTAACAGCTAGTACACCAGTTACTAGACAAATTACAAATACAAATGTTGATGCAGTAAAAGTATCAATTACATTTCCACAGCTACAAAAAGCAACAAATGAAGGAGACTTATTAGGATCAGAAGTTAAACTTAAAATATCAGTACAATATAACTCTGGTGGTTTTA